CACCATCTACCATGAAGAAGAGAGTATCCCAAGTAAGAGTATCTTTCAGTTCACTTGCTAGAAGTGATACCTCATAGTTAGTCAACTCTTCTCCTACTACCTTTGCTCTACATGCAACCAACTCATCTAGATTGATTACTACTCGACTATCATTATATATTGCCATGATTAAAACATCTCAATGCCAGATTCATCAGGGAGGTCATTCAACCTTTCCTCTGCCCAATGATCCTTATTGTCAATACCAGCTGCCTCAATGTATCTGATAATATGTGTATCTACTTGCTGAAAGATTGGATGAAGGTTTAGATCCATACGGATATCATGTGCAATCTCTGCCACTTGCTTCTCTGTAAGGCAATGATCTGGATGAAGCAAGTCACAACATGGAATTCTCTTTTCAATGAGTTCGTTCAAATTAATACGAATCTCGTAGTCTTGGTATACGGGCATTTGTCTTCTTGTATGTGCCATGAGTATTTACTTCTTATTATATCATATAGAGAGTACTATGTCATCCCTCTGTAACATTCAACCTCTGGGGCATTTTTTATATCCCAAAAATTTTTTGAATACGAATAATATATAGCTCTCGATTTTGGTTCGTTGTAGGTTAGGGACTTATCGGTTTTTATAATCAACAAATAAGAACACAAAACAACTGGCTAAAGTGTAGCCAGCTGTGTCCTTACCCTAGAATTCATCTAGGGCTACATCATTCATTTCAAACCACATTAAGTTAACTTTCATCGCATTATGCAAGTCAGGTGCATCTACTTTATACTCTAATGAATTGATAAGGTCGTAAAGCTTTAGGTTTAGATCATTAACTTGGTCCTCTGTTAGACCTGTGTAAGGTTGATCAATTCCGTTTCTCATGTTTGTTACCTGTGTTTGTTATACTACTATTATACACACAAAGACCCCACATATGTGAGGCCATGTGACAGTTTTTAAACTGTCCTATTAACGTGAACATTATAACCGTTATATGATATAATCGCCTCTAATACTGGAAACTTAAAAAGTTCTTCTACTCTGTGGACCACGTTTAGCACGTCGATGGCATCATATTCGCCTAGGCATAACTCCGTGGCATATTCTTGGTCCTGTGTGTCAAAGTGTGGGAACTGTGTAAAGTCTAGTTTAATGTCTAATACTGTGAACATAATTGGTCCTTGTTTGTTATGTTCTAATTGTACATTAAAAAAGGGGCAATGTATGCCCCTTATGTGACAGTTACCAAAGTGGCACTAGATTGCTTTACTTACTTTGCTACCTGTGTTAATACTAGCAGCATGAACAGCCATGCCTTGGTGCATAAAGCTGCCCTTTGGTGCGGCGTTATTCCAAGCGCGCCGTGCCATAGTTCTGCCAGCATTGCTTCTCTTAAGTACTGTGTACTTAATGCGGCGGCCGTCTGCCATTGTTAGTGTTGTTTGCTGTTTGATGTTGTTTGCGGCCATGTTGTTTGTTTGTTGTTGGACCTATTATAGAATAAAAAAGGGAGCATTGTCTGCCCCCTGTGTGCCAGTTTGTTTAACTGGCCTATGAGATTGCAAGTTCAAAACCGTCAACAAAGTCAGAAGCATTGCCTTGGAAGTCTGCCACGAACCAGTCCCAGTTTTTTTGAAAAACTCTGTAACCTGTAGCAAACTCGTAGCAAAGTGCATTAAGTCTGCTCTTAGTGGTGTTAGACTGCCAACCGCCATCAAAGAGTAGCAAAGCATCATTAGTTACTGTGCCAATGTGGTTGCCGTGAAGTTTGATGATTGCTTCAGAATTGCCATCAGCGTTAATTGAATGAGTTACAGAAGTGTTACCAGAGCGGAAGTCCTTGCCGTTTCTGATAGCAGCGTTCATGTTCTTTTCAATTACTCTCATGTTTTTAAAAGGTGTTTGTTTGTTATGTACTTATTATGCCTTGTAATGGGGCACAATACAACCAGCCTTGTGCCAGTTTGCCTAGTGGCACATTGCTCACGGTTTCTGGTTGACATTCTCGGACCATGCCCTATAATAGGGTTATAAGGGACTTGGGGTAAGGTCGGTAAACTTTTCGACACTCACCCTGCTCCGCAATAATTGTATCAGAATGTTACAAAATCCCCTCTATCATACTTGACGGAATTCTGCAACCCATAATGTGACAGTTCTCAAAGTGGCACAGAGGTGGTTGATATTTCTGCGGTTTTGTGGTATAATGCCCGCCAAGATGTCTATAAATCTACTACTTAATTTGCTTCATTTAATCATAAAATGTTGAAAGAGATAATAAACACATATATGTTTATTTTACCTTTTTTAAATGTTACTTAATTATGCAAGTATTATGGCAAAGTGAAGCAAATAGGTTTAAAAGTGCCTTACAATTCATTACTTAATTCATGTACTTTTACCTTAATTTGTGTTAGTAACCTATAGATATTCCCCTCTGAATTGTTGTTACTTAGTGAGTCATATTTACTAAGACTTTCTAACACTAACAACTTAATAAGTGCCAGTTCATTCTTATCAAATAGTGGGGCATTTAGCATGGCATTAATGTTATTAAGGGTCATACGATTCCACTTCAATTTCTATTACATAGTCTGGGTAATTTTCATCTATAAAGTTATCATCACTATCTGATAAACGTTTTATAAATGCTTCACTATCCTCGAAGCATTCTGTTGTAGTTTGCTTTACTTTGTCCATCAGATTGCCTCCTTAGTTTTATACTTACTAATGGCAATTTCTCCCAGATTCTCAACATATAACGACTTAACTCTCTCTCCGTCACTATCATCTAATTCTAGTAACTTATTCCAATTCCAGTTACTTGGCGGATTACCACGATTATCAACAGTAAAATCTAATGTTACACGATAGCGGGTGACTGATTGAAATTGAGAGTCCATAAGATTGAGGCGGTGGATTACATTTAATTCTACCAGATATTGCACTAAATGTCAACAATAGCACGATATTTCCCTTCTTAAATGTTATTTAGTGGGGAAACATGGCATTGTTATGTAATGTTAACTATAGCACGATTAGCACGACTAAGTGTTACTTATAGAAAAAAATTTCGGGCGTTCGCCTCGAAGTGACTTTCATATATGTAATACAAATAAAGACGAATAGCACGATAAAATTGTTAGTTAGTGGTCTTACTAAGTGATTAACAAACAACTCACTTATGCCACTAAGTAACAATTAAAGACGATTAATTCCTCATTAAGACTGTCAACTAAAGTTCAAAGATTTAATTTCATAATCATAATTAGACTCTGTAACTTTATCACTATTGTTAACTATTGTTTGGTCTAATACATTGACTAGACTCTCATCAATAAGCATTAATTCTGTGATGTAGTCATCTTCAAAAGCACCTCCGCTCTCCTCAAATAGAGCACGCTTTTCTTGGATAGCAAGTTCTCTCAAAATTTGCACTTGATAAAATGTTAATGGCACATTAACTGTTACATCACTAATTTTTGATGTATCCACTAGTTTTTCCTCCTTTTGTTGTTTTTGATTAATTGATTAAACTTTTTACTTTCTTTGGGTGACATACCGCAAAAATAGTTTAGTAAGTTGCCTTCATACTGGTCAGCAAGTTCGATTAAGTCATCACTCATAGGTGGCATTAAATCATTATTCATTGACATAAATCCTCAAAACGCTTCATAGCAAGTTTAATTGCTTCTTCATCAATTTGGTCAACTGAAACAACTTTGTTTTTCAATTTGTAAAATTGTTCGATTTCTTCTAGTGACTCTTCATAGAGTGATTCAAGAATTTCATCATTAACAGCACAACTCATAGTTTTTAATCGTAAATAGGGGCGAATAGTTGATAGTAGTAATCTTCAAAAATTTCAAAGATGTAAGCGTTATCTGTGTGGACTTCATCAACACACTCCCAACACTTAAGAATTTCGGTGTAAGTATCCATTAGAGACACTCACTAGGGGGCAAACCGATTGATGCGATAGCATTATCAAGTGCATCAAAATCAAGGTCAGGATCATCAAAATCCACGCCTGCAGCGTGATCTACTCCCCACTCGAGCACTTCATCACAAAAATCTGAAAAGTTCTTGCATACCCATGCAACATTTTCAAAGTTTTCTACTTCTTTGATTCTGTTGATTAATCGTTCTGTTTTAGTCAAGTTGAACTCCTTTTGTTTGTTATGTACTTATTATAGGGCAGTGAGATGATAAATCTACACTGCTTGTGCCACTTTAATTACTGGCACATCATCTATTGACACTCCGCACCCAAGTAGGTTAGAAAAGATTACATCATTCAAAAACTTTTTACATTTATTTGCTTTTCTATTATCAGTAATATAAGTTACTAATTCTTCAATTAAGAAATTAGTCTCATTACTGGTAGCATCAACTAAAAAGTCATTCTGATAAACAACTTCAGCAAATTTCTCGCCTTCTACTGTTAGAATAGTTTGCCTTGAGTTAATTGCTTTTACTTCAATATCATTCATTTTAAGATACTTTCTTTGATTAAGTGCATCAAGTATCTTTTTTTCAGTTTTTTGGATATACATTACACTGCCTCCAGATCAGATAAGTAGCACTCAACTGTCATCATTTCATATTCAATAATGTCAGTCATAATAACTGCATAGTTGTTACTTGGTTGGCAAATTACAACGTGACCAGTTAAGTCATCATGTATTTTTGATTTGACATTAGTACCAACTTTGATGACTTTCTTTTTTTCAAGTGCTTCACACTTATCCATTAAGTCTCTCAACTTTTGAACATCATTGTTGAATTGTTCAGTAGTGTACATAAATCCTCTGTGTTTGTTATACTATCATTATAGGGCAGTGATATGCAATTACAACATATAGTGTGCCACCTTAACAACTGGCACACTTCCACTTGATTTTATTCTCTCCATTGAGTATATCAAAGCATATTTCACATACACAATCTGCGTAAGGCAAAGTATCTCGCCAATCATAATCCTCCTCTAGAGGATAATCCCAATAATAGTAAAGTTCGGGTTGATAATCTTGAATACAATGTCTAGAGTCTTTTGGATATTCCATAGATTCTCTATGACTCTCATCAAAGTTGCCACATACATCACAATATGCCATTATCTCACACTCCATATTGTTTTGAATGTTCTAGAGTCCTCAACACTAGCAGCACCATACTCGGTTGCCCACTCTAAACAACTTTTTTTCGCTGTCTCTAAATCTTGAGTATAGTGCTCATGATAACCTAGCGGGTGGTTATTTACTACAATAGTGTAAGCAAATTTGTGCCTAGGGTGATTAGGTTCTGACTTAAGTTGCT